GAAAATGGAACTGAGTGATTTTTTTAATGATCCCAATAGTGCCGTAATCTTTGGTTGCGGTATTGGGGTATCTGCAATTTTTCTTATCGGTATAACCAAAGCACTATACGGGCCTAAAAAATGATTTTTATGATGATGTTTATCGCCATGGTAATTGTGGCGGTTATTTCTCTAACTTCTCTGGCATACTATGCAGTATGGCCCAAGAAGAAAATTCAGCATAATAAATGTCATACTGACAACATGAAGATTAAAGATCTTCATGGCCACACTGAACCTCATGTATAATTATGATATTAGTTGATTTATCTCAAATAATGATGGCATCTACTATGATGTCAATGGAGAAGGGACAGACAGAAGCAGATGTAGATTTTATTCGTCATTCTGTACTGAACAGTCTCCGTATGTATCGGTCAAAGTATACTGAAGAATATGGTGAACTGGTAATTTGTTGTGATTCTCCTCATTCATGGAGAAGGGATCACTTTCCCCAATACAAGGCTGGTAGAAAAACAATTAGAGAATCTTCTTCTCTTAACTGGAATCAGATCTTTGATTGCTTCAATACTATCAAGACAGAACTCAAGACTATCTTTCCATATAAATTTATACAAGTGGAAGGTGCTGAGGCTGATGACATTATTGGTATGTTATCTAGAACTTCACCCACTGATGAGAAGGTGATGATTATTTCAAGTGATAAGGATTTCATTCAATTACAGCAGTATGATAATGTGTATCAATGGAGTCCTGTTACTAAGAAACTAGTCAATGGAATTGAACCTCATGGATACTTGTTTGAACACATTCTAAGAGGTGACAAGAGTGATGGCATTCCGAATGTCTTATCAAAAGACAATTCTATTGTAGATGGTGTTCGTCAAAAACCTATCACCAAAAAGTATGTGGAAAACTTTGTGATGCATAATGCTGAAATAAGTGGTAGAACAGATGAGGAGATTCGTAATTTTCATCGAAACCAAAAACTCATAGATTTGAATGAAACTCCACCAACTCTTTGTAATGAGATTTGGGATGAGTATCAGAAAGAACCAGTAGGCCAACGAAGAGATCTACTGAACTTCTTTGTTGAGAAGAAACTTAATAACTTAATCGAAACCATAGGAGAATTTTAATATGGCAATAGTAATGGATACCCAACAACAACCAGCTGGTCAAGAAGCATGGGAAAAAGAAAAAGAACCAGCAGTAAAAGTTAGAACTCCACTAATTAGTGAGATTCTAAAAAAAGTCAATAATGCAAAAGCTAAACCACAAAAGGTAAATATTTTGCAACAACATGATTCAGAATCATTGAGGACTATTTGTAAGATGTCTTTTGATCCAATGATAACTTCTGAACTTCCAGAAGGTAATCCACCATTCATAGAGAATGAAGCCCCAGATGGAACTGAACATACAAAACTATCTACAGAATATAAAAAACTGTATAGATTTTGTAAAGGTGGAGATCCTAATTTACAATCAATGAGGAGAGAACAATTGTTTGTTCAACTGTTAGAAGGTCTTCATAAGGATGAGGCCCAAGTGGTTATTCAGGCAAAAGACAAAAATCTTCATAGAGTTTATAAAGGACTTTCTGATGCAGTTGTCAAAGAGGCATTCAATTGGGATGATAATTACCAAAGAAAGAATGTATAAATATAATACAATCTTTTTTTAGGGAGTCCTAAATGCAAATCCAATGTCGGGGATGTGAGAACGGCAACCTAGTCTCTTTGTAAAATCCCCCTCTGACAATTTAGCAATGTTTTTCGGTTAAACGATCCGCCGAAGTGAATCATCATGTTCCCTACTATTATTATAGAGATTGAGGATCACCAAGAACAAGGTTATATGAAACATATTTTCATAAGCATTGTTTTGTTATTTTCTTTGACGATATTTGTTCAGCCTGTAGGGGTTGCAAGTGTCAATCAAACTGTAATTCCAAAATGGAGTTATAAAACTATCGCTATGGAAGCAACAAAACAAAGAGAATGTCTTGCCAGAAATATATATTTTGAAGCAAGGAACGAACCATTTGCGGGGCAGTTTGCTGTTGCAATGGTAACTTTGAATAGAGTACATGATAAACAATTTCCAAATTCAATTTGTGAAGTTGTCTATCAAGGTCTACATTGGCCGAGTGGTCATCCAAAACTGAACAGATGCCAATTCAGCTGGTACTGTGATGGTAAGTTAGACAACGTAGCAAATAAGAGAGCATATAGAGAATCAGACAAGATTGCATTTCTTGCAATCGAATCCTATAATGCTATCAAAACCAAAGGGTTAGATATAACAGAGGGTGCAAGGTATTATCATACCTATGCAGTAAGCCCGAGATGGTCAAAAACTTTTCCAATAGTTGGAAGAATTGGAGATCATATTTTCTATCGGTAAACCTATATAATATATGAACAAGTGAAATATTATGCCAACGTACCAATATAAATGTAGTGAATGTGAAAATTCATTTGAAGAAATCTATAGAATAGCAGATCGTGAAATTCCAGTAGATAAAGTATGTGGAGTTTGTGGTAGAGGTAAAATTCAACTCATACCACAAATACCTTCCGTGATTTCAATGAGAGGATCTTGGAGACAACATACCAGCGATGGCTGGAAAGATCGTATGAAAGAGATTGCACGAAATAACCCAGGCCATAGTTTAGATGTATGAGTAAAAAACACACAATAAAACTTGACGATATGGTTGAGGTGAAAGGTATTACCAAAAACCAAACAGAAGTTATAAAGGAATATAAGAAAGGAAAGTGTTTGTTTCTATATGGATCAGCAGGAACAGGAAAAACCTTTGTAACATTATATCATGCACTCAAAGAAGTTCTTGATCCAAAGACTTCTTATCATTGTGTGTATGTAGTAAGATCCTTAATTTCTACTAGAGAGATAGGATTTTTGCCAGGAGATGAGGAAGATAAATCTGCACTCTATCAAGCTCCGTATGATAACATGGTACGATTCATGTTTAAGATGCCGACTGAAGATCAGTTTGCATTTTTATATGATAGACTGAAACAACAAAATTCTCTGATGTTTCTGAGTACATCATTTCTCAGAGGTATAACATTAGATAATGCAATCGTAATCGTAGACGAATGCCAGAACTTGAACTTTCACGAACTGGATACGATTATGACAAGAGTAGGTCAAGACTCTAAAATTATGTTTTGTGGTGACTTTGACCAAACTGATTTGACTAAGGCTGGAGAACGTGAAGGTCTTGGTAATTTCATGAAAATAATTGATAGTATGAAAGAATTTTATCTCTGTGAATTTGATATCGGTGATATTGTCCGTAGTGGACTAGTTCGATCATACATTGTTCAAAAATATAATACTGGACTTGGAGACAGAGAATGAGTATTTGGGTAAAGTTTAAAAATTGGTTTTGGGGTGATTTGAAAGAACCAGAGCCAGAAGTTGAAAAACCAGAGCCAAAAGTTCCCGAAACAACGGATGAGGTTTTGGAAGAGGCAGTCAAGAAGACTTTGGAAAAAGAACCAGAAGTCAAGAAAAAGGCTCCTAGAAAGAAACCGGCTGCAAAGAAAAAACCAGCTGCAAAGAAACCTAGAAAAACCAAAAAGAAGGAGAGTGGGGAATGATGACAGAAGTTCCATTTATTAATTTTAAATTAAGAGAAAACGACAATTGGGTTGAGAGGGACACTGATTACTTTTTTGCAGACAAAAAAGTTCTATTACTTTCCTTGCCTGGCGCATTTACACCTATATGAACCAAACAGCACCTTCCAAGGTTGGAAGAAAACTATGACAAGTTCATTGAAAAAGGACTTGATGATGTTTACTGTATGGCAGTAAATGATGCGTTTGTAATGAATGCATGGGGTAAAGAACTAGGTATAGAAAAAGTTAAATTGATTCCAGATGGAGCTGGAAAGTTCACTGAAGGAATGGATATGCTTGTACATAAACCAGCTCAGGGTTTTGGGTATAGGAGTTGGAGATATGCAATGCACGTTATTGATGGTGATATTCAGAAGATGTGGGTTGAAGAAGGCAAGAATCAACTTGGATTGGATGATGACCCATACAAGATGACTGCACCTTTAAGAATATTAGGAGACTTATGAAATTATCCAGAAATTTTAGTTTACGTGAACTAACTAAATCTGCAACAGCAGAAAGAGCTGGTATAGATAATACCCCAAAAGATCTTGAACATCTGGTAAATATGACTCATCTTGCGATTCATATTCTTCAACCAGTTAGGGATGAATTTGGAGTTATTACAGTCAATTCGGGCTATCGGAGCCCAGATTTGAATAAGGCAGTGGGTGGTTCTGATAAGAGTCAACATTGTCACGGCCAAGCAGCTGACTTTGAAAGTTACAGTATTTCCAATCCAGATTTAGCACAATGGATTGTAGATAATTTAGATTTTGATCAGCTGATCTTGGAATTTTATAATGGAAAAGACCCGAACAGTGGGTGGATACATTGTAGTTACAGTCTTATGGAAAATCGTAAGAAGGTAATGACTGCATTGAAACCGCCAGGCGGTAAGGTCGAATACAGAGAAGGATTAATAAGGTGAAAATACAGAAAAAATATCAACATATAGACATACCAAGAATACCAAAATTAGTAAGACAGAAAATAGCAGGAGAAAGACATTACGTTAATGAAGAAGGATCAATATATCCATCAATAACAACAATATTATCAATAAGAGGAAAAGAGGCCATATACGAGTGGAGAAAACGTGTAGGTGATGCTGTGGCAAATCGTATCACTAAACGAGCAACCACAAGGGGTACTCAGTTCCATAGTTTGCTGGAACAATACTTCTTGAATCAGATAACAGATGTAGATCTATTTAAAGCAAATGCACTTGCCAGACATCCTGGCGTGTGGTATTTGTTCTTAGAAGCGATACAAGAGTTAGAACAACATATAGGTAAGATATATTGCATTGAAGATTATTTGTACTCAGATGAGTATCAAGTAGCTGGTGCAGTAGATATGATTGCCGAATGGGATGGGGTGTTATCGGTAGTAGATTTCAAAACGTCCAATAGTGCGAAAAAAGAAGAGTGGATTGAAAACTACTTCATACAGGGAACAGCATACGCTAAGATGTTTAAAGAGCGTACTGGAATCCCTTGTGATCAACTAATTATATTTGCAGTTCCCGATGATGGAATACCTCAAACATTCACTAAGAGAGTGGATGATTATACCGAATTACTTAAAGAGTCTATTCGGGATTACAACAACCATAAAGCAAAGAGAGCTGCATGAACACTATAACCAAATTATTCATTATTGCTGCATCGCTGGTTTTCTTTGGGTGTGTTCCTAAAGAAGTTCCAGTTACAGTTGTCACGGACAACGTGACAATTCAAGAAAATACATGGGATAATGATCAAAAAAATTATTGGGTAACTTTATATTTTACTAGGATGTCTCATGATCCTGGCGTAAGAATGAGATATCCACCAGAACATCTTTACAATTTATGTAAATGTATTGTAGATGTTATGTCTAATGACTATGACTATGAAACTTTCATGAAGGATTTTAATAAACAACCTATTCATCCCATGAATGCTCAAATAGTATATGATGTTTCTTTCAAATGTTCAATGGAAGAAACACAATTGATGAGGTTAAAAATGCAAATGAATGAGCAAGAACCAAATCCTAAAGACGCTATATAACCATGCCTGCAAGAAATAACACCAAATGGAAACAGGTTCCCGGCCAACTGAAGGCTGGAGAATACGTAAGTAGTAAAATTTATTCAGACGAAAAGATCTTCAAACAGGAGATGAAGAAAATCTTCAGTAAGGTCTGGGTTCCTGTTTGTCATGAATCTGAATTACCAGAACCAAATAGATTCAGAACATCAACAATAGCTGGTGTTCCTATACTGATTGTTAGAGATAAGGAAGGAGAAATTCATGCATTAGCAAATTCTTCTGAGAGAAGACCTAGTGGAAAAATAGAATTGGAAGTGGGATTTTTAGATGTTCCAGACTATCTTCACTGTGATGTAAAGTTTGGTGGATTTGTGTGGGTAACTCTGAACGAGAATCCACCAACTATGGAAGAATGGGTTGATGGTTCCTTTGACTGTATGAAAGAGTCATTGAATGCAGAGCCATTGGATGTGTTTCATTATCATAAAGCCATTATTCCATGTAATTTTAAATTGTGGCATGATACTAACTCTGAGTTCTATCATGACTATCTACATTATCATAACCGAATTACAGGATTTAATGACTCCTATTTTGCAAGGGAGAATAAATGCTTCAATAACGGCCATGTCAATGTGGGATCATTTGAAGTCCAGTACGATAACTATGATGGATTTGAGTCAAGAGAGGAATTGTCTTTTCCTCACCTACCAACAAACCATTGGGAAATGATTGATATGTTTCCAGGCATCAACTTCAATTTGAGAGGATCAGCATTGCGTGTAGATGTCATGACTCCATTGAGTCCAGACAAGGTAATGATTGAGTTTCGTGGATTAGGTTTAAAATCTGATACACCAGAAGAGAGATTGATTCGTCAACGGCATCACAATTCTATCTGGGGCCCTTTTGGTAGAAATCTGCATGAGGATTTACTTGCAGTAACTACTCAACAAGGAACCATGCATAGTCACGCTGAGGAAAGACGAATCCTTCATGGAAGACATGAGAACAATACCATTCATGATGAAGTTGGTATGAGGCATTATTATGATGAGTGGGGTAAATGGATGAACATGAATCCTAGTAACCCTGAAGAAGTGTACGCATGAAACAACATAATATTGCCCTGACTATAACTGCCGTTGTTTTTATCTTTGTTATGTCAATTATAGTATGGAAAAGAGATGCATTTGCTCATCCAGATAATGAAGCCCCATACTGGTATCCATCAACATATCTTTATGGTTTTGTTCAAGGATGCTGGGAAACAGTAGAACAGAACCAATCTCTTGCAGAAGGAATGTGGCCTGATGACATACGAGCAGTTTGTGGTTGTGTAATTGATTCAGTACGACATTCAATACCATTTCATGAAGCAGAAGGTAAGACTCCTGAGAGTATTAAAAAGTTTGATTACATCACAAGTAATGTTTTACCTCAATGTATCATGGAAGTTGAGGCTGGTATAATGATGAGAAATGGTGAGAAATAACTTGACATTTGTAAAAGAGTGTTATATACTAAATACAATTGAGTTAATGATCCAGTTTATATAACTTTTAAGACAGGGGTGCGATTCCCCTCAGCTCCACCAAGAGGGTTTCAAGGAATTTTGTCGATGGGGCTGCAGTAGAGTTCGATTGAGAGCGAAGGGACTGAGGAGATTCAAAAACCATAATCGCAAATAACAACGATTATACATCTGCTCAATACGCACTTGCTGCGTAATTGAACTGCGCTTCGTCCGAGCGTGGAAACAGAATCGGACGGCTAACCTTTTATCCCCAAACATTATGGAATTGAGTTTTTTGACGCCAACTAAATTTTCTACTATGATTGAAGAAATGGTTGCAGAAATGCATCTAACTTATATGGATGCTTGTCTACATTATTGTGAAGAAAACAATGTCGAACCAGAGTCACTTGGTAGACTTGTAAACAAAGCACTTAAACAGAAGATTCAAGTCGAAGCAGAGAATCTTAATTTCTTACAAAAATCCAGTACATTACCACTATGATGGAAGCCTACGATGCATATAAAATGTATCTAGGAATCAAACTACACTTTGGACAAGAATCCTATGATTTCTTTCGTTACAATGGTGCAGTCAATGCTTCCAAAGATTCATTCATGCATAGGAATGATCGGTACTTCTTTCATAAACTTGGAAAGAGATATGACAGTGAACTACGTGAGTTTCTTGTATCTAATTTTTCCAAAGAGGATAGTATAAACCCTAAAGGGCTTCTTGCAAATCAAGCAGAGAAAAATTATACTCAGTGGAAGAAAAACCAACAATCTATTACAAGAATATTTGATCAAGAACTGAAGAAATGTCTTGACATTTACGATAGTTTTGGTATAATGTTTATTAAAGAATCAGAGAGTAAACATCCACCGATTGTGAAACTGATTCAACAGGATAAAATTAGTACAGAGACAGCGATCATACTTGATCACTTTCTCAACTGGATAGAGTATATTAATCGTGAAGTAGAGTTGTACGATTCTTGGGTATGGCCGAGGATCAGTAGGAGACTTCGCAAATGTCAACCATTTATCAATTTTAATGAGGATAAATGCAAAACCATTCTAAAAAACAGGGTGGAAAGCGTTCTTCAGAAGACTTGATCCGTGAAGTTGCTCATCTGAAAAGTCGGATGGGTAATCTTCAGAAGGATGTAAGGCGGCTGGAGTATGACAACGCTTTACTGCAACGCAAGTTGCAGACACTAACATCTATCAGAAAAGGTAGGTAATGTCGTTATCAGAGGTTTCTCTGATTGATCACATGGGTACGGATTTAACAGTAGTAAATGCGGCCCGTGTGTCTTTTGGTAAGAAAAAAACAGAGTTCACTGATGGTGATGCAAAACTGATTAAGTATCTTGCAGACCATAATCATTGGTCGCCATTTGGACATTGTTCAGTACAGTTTCATATCAAGGCTCCAGTATTTGTTGCAAGACAGTTAGTCAAGCATCAGATCGGTTTGACTTGGAATGAAATCAGTAGACGTTATGTGGATAATGAACCAGAGTTTTATACAGTCGATGTGTGGAGAAAACGAGCAGAGGATAAAAAACAAGGTTCAGATCCAGATGATACTATTGAATGGGTAAATCGTGGAGAACGTGTGGGTGCAGTTCAACTCAATGTTGAGTATCATGCTCTGATGGGTTACAAAGAGATGATCAAAGCAGGAGTTGCACCAGAACAGGCTCGTATGATTTTACCTCAAAGCATGATGACAGAGTGGTACTGGTCTGGTACACTTTATGCATTTGCTAGAGTATGTAATCTTAGATGTTCACCAGATGCTCAAATTGAGTCTAAGGAAGTTGCAGATAAGATTGCATTACATTGTGAAACTTTGTTTCCTCATAGCTGGGTAGCTTTAAGGA